AAAAACCCTTCTAAATAATAACGAATAATTACATATTATGCCTTTACCAAAAATTACGACCTCTGAGTATGAGTTGGAATTGCCATCAAACGGAAAGACTATTAAGTACAGACCGTTTCTGGTTAAAGAAGAGAAGATACTCATTCTCGCTTTAGAGGGTGGAAACCAAAAAGAGATTACTAATGCAGTCAAGCAAGTAATTAAAGAATGTGTTATTACAAAAGGTCTTAAGGTAGATACTCTGCCTGCCTTTGATATTGAATACTTGTTCTTGAACATTCGTGGTAAGTCTGTAGGTGAGTCTATTGATCTTCTCATTACATGTGGCGATGACGGAAAAACAGAAGTGAGTGTCACTGTTCCTATCGCTGACATTCAAGTTACAAAATCTGAAGAACACACAACAGAAATTGAGATTGGTGATGGTTGGACTGTAAAGATGAAGTATCCTTCTCTTGCTCAGTTCATTGATAATAATTTTAGTGACAGTGAGGACACGATTGAAAAATCATTCCAAGTTCTCTCTAGTTGTATTGAAATGGTTTATAATGATGAAGAGATGTTTGCTGCATCTGACTGTACTAAGAAAGAGTTAAAAGAATGGGTCGAATCACTGACTTCACAACAGTTCCAAAAACTTGAGAAATTCTTTGAGACTATGCCTAAGTTGTCACATAAACTGACTGTGACCAATCCAATCACCAAAAAAGAGAACACTGTAGTATTAGAGGGCTTAGCCGATTTTTTCGCCTAAGTATGTCTCATATCAATCTTGAGACATACTTCCGAATCAATTTCGCTCTCATGCAGTACCATAAATACACCTTATGGGACATTGAAAACTGGATGCCTTGGGAAAGGGACATCTATGTTGGATTACTTAGACTTCACATAGAGGAAGAGAATCTAAAGCAAAAAGCTAGGGAAGCCCAAATGAAGAATGGCTAAACTAAAACTAGGATCAAAATTACTAAGGGGAGCCCAGAAGGTAGGAAGAGGGACTGCCAAGGTAGGCAAGATTTTTGGTAGAGCCAAAAGTCGAGTTGGTGGTGCAGTAAAGAGCGCCCTGCCTGGTGGATCTGCAAAGGGGAAAGTAAGTAAAGTCAGAGGCAAGATGTCTCTGGTTCCTCAAGCTTTACAACCTCCTGATAAGGCAACACCTCAGTCTAGAGTAAGAAATATTGGAAGATTAGTAGAAAATAAAGTTCAGAATCTTGTTCCTAAGTTATCAAAGGCAGTACAAAGGAACGTTAACGCATTTGATCCACAAGCTTTCTTAGGAAAGATATTTGATGGTGGGTTAAACTCATTACAGAACTTTGCTTCTGGTCTTGGTGGATTACAGACATCCCTACAAAAAAGTATGGGATTTATAAACGAAGCAAAGGGTATCATTGTTGATCTGATCGAGAAGATGGCGAAAGCCAAACCGACAAGATCTAAAGGTGGTATAATAAAAGGTTTATTGAAGGGTGCTGCGATAGTTGGATTAGCTGCCCTTACAGTCAAGGCTGCACCAGCAGTGATGGGTGCCGCTGGTACTGTGGGCGGTGCATTATTCAAAGCAACTCCCTTGGGAGCGGGTATCGCTCTTGCCAAGAAGGTATTTGGCCGCAAGAAAAAGAGTGAAGAGGCATTAAGTAAGGTTAAAGGAGAAGAACTAAAAGAAAAATTTAAAGAATCTTTAGAACAATTTGATGAGACTTTGAGTAGAATTAGTATGGGACTCAAAGCTAAAAGATATAAAGATAGCGATCTAAATCAACCCGAAGATGATGATGATACAAATAAAGATGAAGAGGGAACAAAAGAAGAGGGAACGTCAACAACTGAAGGGACTGGAACTACCGAAGAAACTGGTCTAAAACCTGATGGTGATTCAGATAAATCTACAGAAGATGATAGCATTGATAAACAAACCACGACTAAAAAAGCAGATGAAAATGTTGACTCTGCTGGAAATGAACTTCCCATAGGAACTGTTGTTGGTGGTGATGATATGCAACCTCTACCAACAGAAACAAAGGCAGAACCACAAAGCGATCCAGTAAACAAGCCTACTACAAAAGGTGGACCTAATTTAGTGTTACAACCCAAAATTCTAGAGATTCAGAGTTCCAAAGGCGCTCAAGGTGACAAGGGAACTAGAGGTGCCCTTGGATCTCAAGGTGAGCCAGGCAGAGATGGTTCGTCTGCTGAACCTCAAGAAGGAACTCAAGAACCTCCTAAACCAGAAGGATTTATGAGATCCATGGCAGGCCTTGGTGATTTCTTAACCTTTGGATTGACTGACTTTGATAAGAGAGGGGATCTATTTAAGGATGACAAGACAAAGGTGGGTGTAGACACTACATCATCAGATGCAGTGCCACAGAATATAGAATCTAACCCAGCTTTACTTGAAATACGTTCGCAAATTACTGAGGGTATAAGTCAACCAGCAAGAGCTGCTGCTATGGAGGCATCTCAGACTCCTAGACCAGCTATTGCTGTTCCTGTTGGTGGAAAACAACAAAAGCAAAACAATAATGTCATGTCAAGGATGAAAGGTGAAGTACCTGTTATGGTAGCAGTGGATCCCAGCAATATTCACCTCACTACATCAAAATCATTGTTTAACATAGTGGATGCGTTATAATGGCTAATAATTCAAAGATAACTGGTATAAGAAAGAAGGCTTCATCTGCTGTTGATAAAGCTGAGGGAACTATAGACAGATTTGCCCGTTTCATGGGTGCAATTAGTAAAAGTAAAGAGATTCCTAGTCAATCAACGTTAAAGAAAGCTAGGAAGTTTGCAAAGAATTTTGGTAGTGGAAGGAGTTCAAAAGTGAATAAGATGTTACTTGGAAGTGCTTTGATGTTGCCCCTCGTTTTGGGATCAATGATGGCGAAGAATCAATCTACAGAAGAGATACTTCAAAATCAATATGGTGGAGACGAGAAAGCAATGCAAAACGATCTTAAAGAGGAACAAAATATCAGAGATAAGGGATTGGAAAAAGTTGAGGCTACTGCTGATGAGAATAAAGATATATCAATGGACAGACAACAGGATGTGTCGGAGGTATCTCAACAGGAACCTGAACAGTCAGAACTAAAACCTGAACAATCTGAGGATGAAACAACTTTAGAAAAGTTGAATCGGGGTCTTGATTCTGATGATGATGTTCTTAACGAAAAGACTGTCAAACAGTTTGAAGAACTGATGGAAAGATTTGCATTTCTAGAAAAACAAGGTGCTTTTCTGGGTGAGAAAGGTCCATCTTTAGCCGAACGGTTGAATAATTTCCGCAAAGATGTAATGAAAAACATCAGAAGCGTTACTGGTGGTGAAGTTGATGACGGTGTATTTTCTCTTGGTATGGGAGTAGAAGTTGCAAATCCTTTTTCAGAGAAAGGCAGAAACATTATAAAGGACACGCTGGGTAATACATGGAATCGCTTCTTTGGAAATAATAAAGAGAAAAACAAAAGTGACATTGAAATGATTGAAGAAACGGTTCAGGCACAGATCGAAGCAGCTGAAAAGAAATTTCAAGATGCTGGAGGCATCCGTCTAGATCCTGACTCAAAAGAATATAAGGAATACATTACAACCAAAACTCAACTTGAAAAGTTGAAGACAAGAATTAAAGAAGAACCTTTACAGGTAGTTGCAGAGTTCCAGTCTGCTGCCAATCCTAGTACTGTTTCAGCACAAACTAATATGTTAAATGTTGACACAGGTGACATGGATTTGAAGAAAAAGATTAGACAACTTGAATCTGGAAATGATTACTCGTCAATGTATGCTAGAAATCGTGATACTTTCGCCCGTGGGGCAGAAGATATTACTAAAATGACTATTGATGAGGTTCATGATCTACAAACTGACTATCTAAATCATCAAAAGGCACTTGGATATCCAGTAGATCAAAGGAGCGCTGCTATGGGTGCTTATCAGATGATGGAAGTTAAAGCGGTTGCTAAAGGTATGGGTTTTGATACGTCTAAGACGTTGTTCAACAAAGAAACTCAGGATAAAATGTCAGATTATTATTTGAATTATGCTGGATATCAAAAATGGAAAGCTGGAGAAATTAGTGATGAGGAGTTTAATGACGGACTAGCAGGTCAATTTGCTTCCGTTAAAAAGGCTTCTGGTGTAGGTGCCTATGATAATGATGGTATGAATAATGCCTATGGTAATCTAATGCCTCTTTTACAAAAACTGAGAGAGGGTGGAGATGTCAAAACAGATCCTACAGGAGATCAGTCGTCTCTCGAACCAAATAACCCTAATGCGTATGCTGCTCTTAACCCAGAGGGATACATGCCTTATGATGATCCAGTGGCAACTCAACCTCAAGTCGCTCTTGCTCCTCCTACTTCTTCAACCACAAATATGCCTACTCGTATGAATGGTGATTCTACAGAAGGAGGAATTGTAACCGTGCCTGTTACGGACAATGGAGCAGTTCTTTCTCTCATGCAACTTCATAATCTAGCTTTAACCTAATGTCATCACTACAAGAAGTACAATTTAAACAAATCTTAGTCACTCCTGAGAATGATATTAGATTCACTATGGGTGGATCTTCGGATAGCGACAAAGACCAATCTGTTGACTCGATAGACATTAGGAATAGTGTTGTTCATTTCGATTACTTTGAAGATATTCTATCTCCATCAGTAACAGTTTCTTTATTGGTATCCGATACTTCCGCTCTTTTAAGTGTAGTGCCTTTTAGAGGATACGAAAAGATTGATTTGATCATAGGAACTGCCTATGGAGACATAGAATTTACTGAGGATAATGGTAATCCCCTGTACGTTTCTTCTGTAGAAAAGGTGAATCAGGTTGAAGGACAAGAATCATTTACTCTTAGATGTTGTACTCTGACTAATCTCTCAAATGAGACCTCTAGAGTCATGAAGAAGTACGAAAAGAAACCAATAAGCGACCATGTTGAAAATATATTGACTGATGTTCTGAAAGTTGATCCTGACAGAGTAAGTGTAGAGAAAAGTATCACTCCTTATGGTTTCATTGGTAATATGAGAAAACCATTCTACACTTTACAGTGGTTGTGTCCTAAAGCAGTTCCAACAACATCGAAAACTACAGGAAAAAGTGGAGAAGGTGTATCAGCAGAGGGTAAAGGAACTTCTGGATTTTTCTTTTACGAAGATTACGAGGGGTATAAGTTTAAATCTGTTGACAGGATGGTTGATGCTACTCAAGCGGAGTATCCTAGTGATGCAGAAAAACTTTATGGGGAGTATGGTATTCCAACATATACACTATCAACTGTAATTCAGGCAAACGATCCAAACGCAGAGTTTCAAATTCTTCATGCTTTTAGAGATAAGACATCAAATGTACAGAAAAACTTAAGAGTTGGTCTTTACAATAACTTGACATACATCTATGATCCATTATCATGGAAGCTGGACGTAATAAAATACAGTCTAGAGGATAACGTAAACGAGGATAACTTGAAAACTACTGGTGATAATATTCCTATTCCACAAGGAGATATTACCAAAAACGCTTCGAGAGTTCTTGTGAGAATGGGAGACAGAGGAATGTGGAATCCTGGCCTTGAGGAGTCCGCTGATGATGTAGATGGACAGGGTAGAGATCCTGATGATATGGCGAAATCCTTCACCAGATATACTGCCCTCTTCCAACAGTCCCTAAATATAACTATACCATGTAATGTTAAATTACGAGTTGGTAATGTAATCAAGGTGAATGTTCCTAAAGTTGGTCCTGAGCATGATGGACCTAGAGGATCTAAAGAAACAGATCAGGATCAAAGTGGATTTTTCGTTATCCGTAGTTTAAGGCACCACTTTGAAATAACTGAAGGGAGAAATGTTACCTCCCTAAATCTCATTAGAGATTCATATGGCATCCAATAAGGAGGAAAAATGGAAAGTTTAGAAAAACACATAGAAAGAGATAAACAGATCTTAAATGATCCAACAACAAGCCCTGCTGCTCGTAGGCATATTAAGGAAGAACTTCATGAGTTAGAAGTTTATTCTCATAACCATCGTCATGAAATTGCTGCTGGAGATCATCATGATCCTACTGCACTGGAATTATTCTGTGAAGTAAATCCAGACGAGCCTGAGTGCTTAATTTATGACGATTGATGACGAATGTTAGACAGCTCCCTATTACAGACCAACTTTGTTGGAAGAGATGGATTCGTATGGTGGATCGGCAGAGTCGCTGATCCAGCCGTTTGGAAGAATGAGTCTACTGATAACAAGAAGGGATGGGCATTTAGATGTAAAGTAAGAATAATAGGTTATCACCCATTTGACGAATCTGTGATGCCTGAGGATGATTTGCCGTGGGCACATGTCATGGTAGATCCTAACTCTGGGGCTGGAATGGCATGTGTAGGAGACAAGTCAAGAATGTTGGGTGGAGAAACTGTATTTGGTTTCTTTTTGGATGGTGAAGAAGCACAACAACCAGTAGTTTTTGGTGCGCTGGCAAGGAATATTAATCCAAAATTAGGTCCTAAAAATTCTAATTCCTCTATATTTGATAGTGATAATGTAGGTGCTGAGAATAATGCCTTCGGTGTTATGTCTGGTAGAAGAGCTGGTGTTGAAGGGATGACTACTCTTCCCAATGATGAAAACAAACCGATAGGAGGAGACTCATCGCCAACTGGAAAGAATCAACTAGAAACAAATGCGGAGAATAAAGTTGGTGAAGAAAAGAAAAACTCACCAGGCGAACTAGAAAATGGAAATGAAGGTATATCTAACGATAGGAAGTCAGAAGTAGCATTTTCCAATACTCAACTAGGTCCTCATACTATGGACAATGGTTGCGAACAAGGTCCTTTAAGTGATATTGCACATACGATTGGTAGTTTTCTAACCACAGTAAACTCACTTACTGAGTTTGCTGGTGCTTATATTGATACTGCAAACAATCTGATTCAAGATGTTCAGAAATTAGTTAGAAAGGCTGCTAAATTAGTATCTGCTGCTGTTAAAAAGATAGTCAACCTTATTAGAGATAAAGTTGTTAAACTGGTAACAAAGGTATTCAGAAATCTACAAGCACTGATCATACCAGAACCACAAAAATCTCCAGTTGTTAAAGCACTAAATAAAATTCTTGACATCTTATTCTGTCTTTTCAACATAGACTTCTTAGGTATGTTGTTGGATATGTTCAAGGACATGATCGGAAAGGCATTGAATCCTTCCGTATGTGCCGTTGAACAATTTATTGCGAATATTCTAGCAGACATCTATGACAAAATACTAAGAGCATTAAAACCATTACTAGACGGATTAGATTGGTTGACTGGAGCTCTAGGTAGTATTGGTGGTCTATTGTCTAAGGTCAGTAGTTATGCTAATATGATCTTAGGATTCTTTGCTTGTGCTAAATTAAAATGTAAAGACTACGAAGATTGGACACAGGGTAAAGGTGTTTTTGACAAACCAGATTTAGAATGGGGTAACGTGTTGGATAACGTGGGATTCCTACAAAAGTTTGATAATTTCGTTGGTGCAGCAGATACTACTGGTGATGGAGTTTATGATGCGAGAGCTAAATTCTCACTTCTCAGTATGATAGGTATGGGTGCTCCTGACTTCTTTGATTGTACTCAAAAGACACAGAACCCACAAACACAAGATGATCTTGGTGACTCAGTGCCGCCAGGATTTACATGGAGTGAGTGTATTCCGCCTAAGGTAGAAGTTCATGGTGATGGAACAAAGACTGCTGTTCTTATGCCTATAGTATCATCTGTAGATGGAAGTATTCTTACTTTAGAAATTTTAGAACCAGGCTTAAACTATACTTTAGCTCCAAGGATTTCAATTATAGACAAGACTAGACATGGTGGTGGCGCTCATGCTGAAGCAATCATAGATGATAATGGATCTATTGTTGATGTTTATATGTTGGCGCCTGGTGAGGGATATTGCCCCTCAACTAACGTAGTTCCTCCAAAATATCCTGTCACAGAGGACACTGACGATGAAAATCCTTTCATCACATTTACTACACCCGCTGATGATGCAGTAGGTGTTCAGACTTCCGCATCATTGTCTATCACATTCAATGAAGCAATCGTCAAAGGAAATGGTGATATTACTATTACGGAATCTGCAACTGGTGTTGTACATGAAAGAATTAATGTATCAGATAGTAGAATATCATTCCTGTCTGATAGAATCATCAAGGTAGATCCAAAGAATGACCTAAGATTTAATACAGAGTATTATATCTCCATGTCTGAGGGTTCATTCTTAGATCTCTATGATAATCAGTTTGCTGGTATGGCAAGAACTGACACCTATAACTTTACAACCAGAGGTGTTTCTGGTATTGGTAGTGAGGCAGTTGGTATTGTTACTAATCTTATTCCTTACAGGCCTGGAATTGGATATACTTCTGGAGATAAAGGTAGAGTCGGAGATTGTTCTTTTGATTTGATTGTGACTCCAGCTGGGTCTATTGCTGGAATTAATAACATTAGATGTCAAGACAAACATAAGAAGATTCCGAAAGTCTCGATAGATACAAAAACAGGAATTGGTGCTAGATTGTATCCAATTATGTCATACAGTCCTGATTTTGTTTCTGATATTGGAGAAAGACCAGGCAGAGATGGAGGTGTCGTTGGTGGTGGAATTGAACCTACTGATGAGTCGGGTAGAGGTGGAACCTTGTTTGTCAAGGTAATTGATTGTGTCTACAGTCAACGAACAGTCCAAGTTGGTTGGGTTAATGGTAATCCCTACTATGGCGATTTCCATGTTCACCCAGAGAC